GGCGGATCTCCGTTGCAGGCAGGAGTCAAAGAGCTCAAAGGATTTTCTAACACAGTGAATCGAGACACAGTTACTCAAGGAACCAAGAACGTTATTGGCAATCCCAAGGTACCTAGTCCTAGTTTTTCTCCACCACCTAAGATTCCAAAAGCAACCAAAGAAGACCTGATTGCACAATCTCTTGCACTGTCAGAAGAGAAAAAAGTGTTGGATCTTGAATATGCCAACATATACAATCGAACTATATCTGCATTTACCAACAGTCAAGTTGATGTACTAGGTCCTGGTATCATTGCTGACGCTCAAGCTCTTTCAGTCAAACTCAAAGCATATTTGCCTAAAATAACTGCTTTTGTTGCTACTCTTGAAGCACAACTCAATACTGATTTATATGGGAGCAACTATCGAGCCAAACTTGACATACAGAGTACTATTGATCTAATTGAAGTGATTATTGCCAAAATTCAAAAGCGAATTGATGCTATCAAAGCCGGTGGATAACCTAGGTAAATATCTACATGGCCACATTCATTGGATTTAACACAATAGATCAACCCAAAAAGTTCACACTAGTGGATTTTGAATTGATCAAACGAGACCTGCTGAACGCTTTTAACATACGTCAAGGGCAGTTGCCAGGCCGTCCTGCCTACGGTACAATTATCTGGGACTTTGTGTTTGAAAGTCAAGACCAGGTAACACAAAGCAAAATGATTCAAGAAATTCAACGTGTGGTAGGTGGCGATCCTCGACTATATGTCAGTGATATACAATGCTATCCTCGTGACAATGGCTTTTTGATTGAACTTCAAGTCCAGGTTGTGCCTAGTACAAATGCACAACGACTAGCAGTATTCTTTGACGATCAGCAGCGTACAGCAAGTTACGTATAAAGCAGCCGTTTATTTTTGCCATAAATAAAATTATGGCACTTACTACTCGACAAACCGCAATCTTTGGCGTCCAAGATTGGAAACGCATTTATCAGACTTATCGTGAAGCTGATTTCCAAAGTTATGATTTTGAAACTCTACGCAAGAGTTTCATTGATTATTTGCGACAATACTATCCAGAAACATTCAATGATTATATTGAAAGTTCGGAATTTATTGCTTTATTAGATGTTATTGCTTTTATGGGCCAAGCAATGGCCTTCCGCAACGACTTAAACACTCGAGAAAATTACTTAGACACAGCTGAACGTCGAGACTCAGTTGTGCGACTTGCCAACCTAGTTAGTTACACTCCCAAGCGCAACGAAGCATCCAGTGGATTCTTGAAAGTTTTTTCAATAACCACAACAGAAAACATCACAGATTACAATGGTATCAATCTCAGTAACATAACTGTCAACTGGAATGATCCTACTAATCCAAATTGGAACGAACAATTTACAGCTATTATCAACGCTAGTTTGGCGTCAAGTCAACGAATTGGTCGCCCAGGCAACAAGCAAACCATTGTTGGAGTTGAAACATCAGAATATAATGTTAACTTGGTACCTGGTTATCTACCTGTTATAAATTTTAGCTCAGTGATCAATGGTGTAAGCATGCCTTTTGAAGCAATCAATGCAACATCAGTGGGCAAAGATTATATCTACGAACCACCTCCAGTTGCCAATGCTGGATTTAATTTGTTGTATCGCAATGACAAATTGGGTTTTGCTGGGTCTAACACTGGATATTTCTTTTATTTCAAACAAGGCACATTGCAAAATGTTGACTTTAATCTAGCAGAAAAGATTGCAAACCGTACAGTAAACATCAACGTTGATGGCATTAACAATCTTGACCGATGGCTATTCCAGTTAGATAATGTAGGAAATACACAATACCAATGGCGCTATGTTGAAAACGTGTTTGCAGCGGCTGCAGAACAATTGGCGCCAGATCAACGCAAATTATTCAGTGTAGCTAGCCGAGCAAACGACCAAATTACTTTGACATTCGGTGACGGCGTATTCAGTGAAAATCCTGTTGGACTTTTCCGTTGCTATGTACGAGCAAGCAATGGCTTGAACTACATCATCAATCCAGAAGAAATGCAAAGTGTGGTTATTCCTATCAGTTATATTAGCCGTAGTGGACAACTTGAAACCATGACTTTTACATGTGGCATTACTCAACCTGTGAGTAATGCAATGCCTCGTGAAACAATTGACGAAATCAAACAACGAGCGCCTGCACGTTATTACACACAAAACCGCATGGTCAACGGTGAAGATTACAATAACTTTCCGTTTACGTTGTACAACTCAATTATCAAGAGCCATGCATTAAACAGAAGTTCTATTGGTACTAGTCGTTACCTGGATCTAGTAGACAACACTGGCAAGTACTCTAGTACCAACACATTCAGTAGTGATGGCGCAATCTGGGAAGAAAACGACTTGCCTACTTTCTTGTTCTCTTGGTTGAACCGCAATGATATTGCAGACATTATTACCAACAAAGTTGGAGCAAACCTAGTTAAAAATTCATTCTTGCAATTCTATTACGCCAACTATCCACGTGCTAATTTGTTGCCATTGTATTTGTCATGGCATCAAAGCACAACATTGGCCAACGAAACTTCTGGTTATTTTGTCAATAGCCTAGGGTACCCAGTGAGTCTTGGTAATTACAGTTCAAGCAATACTCGGTATATCAAAGTCAGTGCATTGGTCAAATTTGAAGCTCCGTATGGTTACTTTTTTAATGCCAGCAATAGACTTACCCAGGGCACTCCAACTGGCCCCGATGAAAAATATTATGTTTGGTGCAGTCCTACTGCAATAGTAGATGATGGTACTAATCAGGGCCTTGGCAATTTTAGCAATGGTATTGGACCAGTGACTCTAAATAACTTTATTCCTACAGGTGCTATACCAGTTGAAGTTATTCCTTTACTGATAACTGATTTAACTTCAACCATTGAATCTAGCATTACTGAACAAATTTTACTAAACAGAAATTTTGGCCTTGGATACGATAACATTACTAGTTCTTGGTATTTGATTACAAGTACCAATTTGTCAACAGATTCTGACTTTAGTCTAGCCGATGCAGAAAGCACAGCTGGTACAAATTCAGATGCCAGCTGGTTGGTACAATTTACTACAGATGGTTATACCTATACTGTTAAAACCCGAGCATTGGTTTATAACTTTGGCTCAGTGTTACAAACTCGTTTCTTCTTTGAAACCAATCAACAAATTTATGACAGTCGCACCGGTACAGTGATAAGCGATTTTGTTCGAGTATTGCGTACAAACAGTCAACCTGATTCCAACTACCCTCTTTATACCAATATTGATTTAAGCATCATTGGTCAGCCAGTTGAGAGCGACGGATATGTTGATGACTACCAAGTTATTGTTAGCTATCAAGACAGCGACGGAGATGGCATTGCGGATGATCCAGATTTCTTTGAACAAATTGTAAATCCTACATATCAAGCAAATAAAAAACTTGTGTTCTTTGAACAAATTGTAGACTTTGACAACTTGCAACGTTATTTGTTAGTGGATAAAATTCGTGTAAACTCCGACTATCCTACTTTAGATTCAATTGAATTAGTAAAGTTGCAATATGTTGATGGGCAAATTTTTTATGCATACAATGAAAACACTTTTTATAAATTAAGCATATCAGTTGACACCACAAGAATACTAACACAGATCACTGGGTGGAAAGCTCAGGTTGGACGACAAGACTTGTATTTCCAATACCGTCATAACTCTCCTTTGACCAGTCGCATTGATCCTGGCACCACAAACATTATTGATTTGTATGTTGTTACACAAGCATACTATACCGCTTATCAAAATTGGATCAAAGATAGTACTGGTACAGTACCCAAGCCGCTGGCTCCTACGTTGGACGAGTTGAATACTGCTTATCAAGGATTGAATAACTATAAAATGATCAGCGACAATGTGGTATTGAATTCTGTAACATTTAAACCGTTGTTTGGCGCCAAAGCTGCCGATAGCTTGCGTGCCACAATCAAAGTAATTCGAGCTGCAAATTCAACTGCTAGTGACAGTGAAATTAAGAATCTTATTGTTACCAATATGAATACCTATTTTAGTATTGATGTTTGGAACTTTGGAGATACGTTCTACTTCTCAGAACTTGCTGCTTATCTACACGATCAGATGGGCGGCATTGTTAGTAGCATAGTGTTAGTACCACTTAACCCGCAAAAATCTTTTGGCGATTTGTACGAAATTCGCTCAGCCCCAAATGAAATTTTTGTTAATGCAGCAGGCGTTGATTCTGTAGAGGTAATTACAGCATTGACCAGCACAAATATTAGAACAGCACCAGGAAGTGGAGTAATTTAATGGCCCGCAATAGAACAGTTGATTTTCTACCGCCAATTTTTCAAACTGAAACTAACAAACAGTTTTTGTCAGCAACCCTTGACCAGTTGGTACAAGAACCCAAATTTAAAAAATCAGAAGGGTTTGTAGGACGTAGGATAGGTCCAGGTGTAAACCCAAATGACAAATATGTAGTTGAATTAAATGCAACTCGAGCTAACTATCAATTGGAGCCTGGCGTAGTAAGCATAGTACCAGATACTAATGAAATTTCTGACGCTATCACATATCCTGGTATAATTGATGCATTAAATTTACAAGGAGCTGTGGTTAGTCAAGCCGACCGCTTGTTTACCAGTCAATATTACACTTGGGATCCATTTGTTGATTTTGATAAGTTTGTGAACTTCAGTCAATATTATTGGTTGCCGGCTGGCCCGCAACCTGTTGATGTATTTGGCACTGCAATACCTATCATTGACGAATTTGATGTTGCCATAGTTAACAATGACTACACATTTCAAGGTGTCCCAGGCCTTGACCCTGCTGTTACACTAGTTCGTGGCGGATCCTATACATTTGTAATGAATCAAAATTCTAAATTTTGGATTCAAGCAGAGCCTGGAGTTAGCGGTGTAATGGCCTGGGCCCCTAATATCAGCAGCCGAGATGTAATGGGCGTGGTTGATAACGGTACTTCGATAGGTACTACTACATTCAACGTACCTCAAAGAAACGCACAACAGTTTTATTATAATCTTACTAGCATTGGTAACATTGATCTTATTTGTGATCTTAAGTTTTCTGACATTAACAATGTGTACCTTAGTGAATTTTTAAAACGATTTGATGGAATAGATGGCATTACTAATCTTAATAATCGTACTTTGGTATTTTCAAATCCTGACTCTAGCGTTGAGGGCGGCGGCTGGTATAAAACTACACCATTTGATCCACTGGCAGAAGCGACAACCAACAACGGACTCCCGGGCAGCTACGACTCTATATTGTTTGACCAGGTCACAGACGTGCCAGAAAATCAAAAATATGGTCTGTGGCAAATTCAATACAAATATAACAATGCAGAAGGACTTGGCGATCCCATGTTGGTTTTGCAATACATCAGTTCTGTTGATAATCTTGTTAAATTTAATGTTCTATTTGGTACACAATGGAGTAATACTTCTTGGTATAAAAACGCCGAAGGATATTATCAAGTAATTCCATTGTTAACAGCAGTACAAGATGTACTATGGTACCAGGACGGAACAAACCCAGAGATATTTGGCCGCATTCGTTTGATTGAACAAGATCAAATTGAAACATTAAACATCACTGAAGATATCATTGGCAAAAAAACATATGCTAGTCCCAATGGCGTGCAGTTTACCAATAACATGATTGTTCAATTTGAAGGTAGTGTAACACCTTCAAGTTATCTTGGAAAAAAATATTATGTAGCAGGTGTTGGCTCAGCAATTCAATTGCTTCCAGTCACACAATACATCACACCCGAGACCTATACCAAAAGTGCAAGCATCCCGTATGATACAACAGGATATGATAATGGAAATTACGATGCTGATTTGAATCAACCATTGATTCCAGATTATATTACTATGGCTTTAAATAGCCCAGATCGCAATGCTTGGGCCCGTAGTAATCGTTGGTTCCATATTGATGTAATCAACGCTAGCGCATCATACAATAATACCGTAGCTGTACTTAATAATAATCAACGCGCTAAACGTCCTATCTTAGAATTCAGAGGCGGAACACGGTTGTACAACATGGGAACCGAAGCAAAAGATCCTGTGGACATAATTGATTTTAATGAAACAGATGCATTCTCTAATATCAATGGTACAATTGGTTACTCCGTCGACGGATACCCATTGGTCACCGGTTCCCGTGTTATTTTTGCCGCTGACATTGATCCAAATGTTCGTGACAAAATCTATATTGTAAATTTTATCAGTCCAAGTTCCGACGGCAGTACTATTTTAGAACCTATTATTGATCTAGTTCCGGCTAGTGATGCCGATGTTTTGTATGATCAAACTGTTGTTTGTACAAGTGGTAATACACTACAAGGTAAAACTTTTTGGTATGATGGTATAAACTGGCACGGTGCTCAAGAAAAAACTGGAATTAATCAACCTCCGTTGTTTAACATATATGATTCTGAAGGGGTAAGCATCGGGGATCGTGTTAAATATATTAGTAGTACATTTGAAGGCTCTAAGCTATTCAGTTATGCTGTTGGAATAGGGACAGAAGACGCAGTGCTGGGATTTCCGTTAACATATCTCAGCCTGAATAACGTTGGTGATATTGTTTTCACTAATAATCTATATGTAGACAAATTCATCTATGTCAATAACAAAACCAGTTTTGAAGAAAATGTAAGCATAGGTTTTGTAAGACAATATGCAGACCGCACAATCTTTGACCGAGAAATTGGATGGCAAGTAGCAGCAACACCGAGCAACACATATCAACAATTTAGATTTGCCTATCAGGTTGATACTCCGTTAACACTAGACATACTAACTGTTACTCAATCAGTGGTGCCATCTATTAAATTATTTGTTGGTACTAAGTTTATGGATCCTGCTTATTATTCAGTAGAACTAAGCCCTAGTACCAACCAAACTATTATTACATTGGGTCCTAATATTGTAGCAGTTGATGGCGATATTATTGAAGTACTTGCCCTGAGCGATCAGCCAAGCAGTGTGGGATTCTATCAGGTTCCTATTAATCTTGAAAATAACCCATTGAACCAGGACCCTAGTTTGTTTACACTGGGCACGGTGCGTACACACTTTGAAACAATTGCTCAAAACTTAATTAATTTCCAAGGAACTATCAACGGATCCAATAACATCCGTGATCTTGGAGATGTTGTTCCTTACGGACTAAACATCCTGCAACAAAGTTCTCCATTGACTATGGCTGGCTATTTCCTTCGCAAGCAAGAATACCAGATTTTCAAATCAATGGAATACAGCAGTCGCGAATACGAAAAATTCAAAGCACAGTTTTTGAATACTGCAATTACCAACGATTACTACGGAATGTCAATTGCTGACATTTTAACATCTGTCATAGCAGAAATTACATCAGGCAAAACCAGTGATAACCCTTTCTACTGGAGCGACATGCTCCCGGCAGGAGCTGTGTATACTGAAACTGTTGACACTATTACTCCAATTTCTAATAACACATTTGACACAGTTCAGGTATATGATTTTACCAGTGCAAACTTCAAAGCACTATTGGTTTACCTAAATGATATTTTATTGACATTGAATAGTGATTACATTGTATCTCCTGACGCACCTACCTTGACCATTGAATTACCATTAGCAGTAGGAGATGTTGTAAAAATTCAAGAATTTACTAGTACTGCAGGAAGTTTTGTTCCTAACACTCCAACCAAAATGGGATTGTATCCTGCGTTTAAACCTGAAGTGTTTGTGGATGAAACATACACAACTCCTCAAACAGTTATTCGTGGCCACGACGGTAGTATTACTATTGCATTTGATGATTTCCGTACAGACTTGTTGTTAGAATTTGAAACAAGAATTTACAACAACTTGAAATTAGAAGGCAACCCAGTACCGTTAACAGCTGATCAGGTCATACCAGGACAATTCCGCACAACAGACTATACCATGTCGGAAGTTAACAACATTCTGTCACAGGATTTCTTGAGTTGGGTTGGATGGAACAAGTTAGATTACAAACTTCAAATATATCAACCTGGCAATGAGTTTACATACAATTACTCAACTGCCAGTAACAAATTAGATCCTGGAACACCGTTGAGCATTGGTGCATGGCGTGGCCTATACAACTATTTCTACGACACAATCTATCCTAACACACGCCCATGGGAAATGTTGGGATTTAGCCAAGAGCCAATATGGTGGGAAGAGTCTTATGGACCTGCTCCGTATACATCGGGTAACTTGGTATTGTGGGATGACCTACAAGCAGGTATTGTCCGAGATCCTGTCGGAAGTTATGTATTACCGGAATTTGTTCGCCCTCAATTGACTGAAGTAATTCCAGCTGGCAGTGAAGGACAATTACTAAGTCCACTGACAACTCTTGCAGGTGCATACGATGCGCTTGATTTCCGTAAGAGCTGGGTAGTAGGTGATGACGGTCCAGTTGAAAACACATGGCGTACCTCAAGTGCGTACCCTTTTGCTATCATGCGACTGTTGGCGTTAACACGCCCGGCAGAATTTTTCAGCTTGTTTGCAGACCGGGATGTGTACAAATATGATGTTGAACTGGGACAGTACCTTGATAACAAACGTTATCGTTTAGATGCCACTGGTGTGCAAGTTTATGGCGACGGTGTGAGCAAAGCCAGCTTTATTAACTGGATTGTTGATTACAATAGACTAACAGGGATTAATTCAACTGCTGCATTAACTGCAGATCTCAAGAATCTGGATGTGCGTTTGTGTTATCGTATGGCAGCGTTTACTGGTAAAAATCTAGTTCAACTTTATACAGAAAAATCAAGCCCCAACAGCTTGAACTCTAGCTTGTTGCTGCCAGACGAAAGTTACAAACTATTGTTCTACAAGAACGTGCCATTTGGCAAATTAACTTATAGCAGTGTGATAATTCAAAGCGCACCAGATGGCTATGCAGTATATGGATACAGTACTACTAACCCGTACTTTGATATATTGCAAAGTCGTGTGCTTGGGTTAACTGCAACCATATCAGCTGGTGGATCAATTGTGACTGTACCAATTGAGTATACTAACAATGTGGTACAAGTACCATATGGTTATGTATTTCCTACCATCAACGTATTAGCTGACTTTTTGCTAAGTTACGGCCAACTGTTACAAACACAAGGTATGATTTTTGACAGTATTGAAAACGGTTATATAATAGACTGGAATCAAATGGTCAGCGAATTCCTGTATTGGGCCAACCAAGGATGGGAAGTCGGCAGCGTAATTAATTTAAACCCTGCTGCAACTAAAATTTCTGTGCAAAAAGATTTGGCAATTGTTGATAGCATTGCATTACAAACAGTTGAAAACATGGTACTAGACCAGAATCGTCAACAATTGAGCACACGTGATCTTATTATCAATCGTAATGAAAACACATTCACAGTTGAATCTGTTACTGGCCAGACAATTAACTATCTCAACCTTAATTTTGTTAGCTATGAAAATATGATTGTGCTTGACAATCGTAGTATTTTTGCTGACTTGATTTATAATCCGGCAACAGGTGCAAGACAAAACAGAATAAAAATATTTGCAACAGTATCAGCAGAATGGAATGGTCAACTTGATGCTCCTGGGTTTATTCTGAATCAGAACAATATTGAATCGTGGAAACCATACCGCAAATACACACGCGGCGAAATCGTAAAATACAAAAACTTCTACTACAGTGCAATTACGTTAGTACAACCTAGTGCCGAATTTAATTTTGATTATTGGACTCGCAGTGATTATACTCTGATCCAGCAAGGACTGTTGGCAAACTTGCCTAACAAGAGTGATCAGCTGGCCAACAGTTATAATGTATTTTCTGCTAACCTTGAAGAAGATCAAGATTTACTCAGCTACGGATTAATTGGGTTCCGTCCTCGTCAATACATGTCGGCATTGAATCTCAGCGACACTACACAAGTTAATTTGTACCGTCAGTTCATTGGTACCAAAGGTACTGTACAAGCAGCAGAGTTGTTTACATTTGCTGATCTAGGTCGTGGTGTTGCTCAATATGATATCTACGAAAACTGGGGAGTTCAACGTGCAGTATATGGAGCTAACGCCAACCGTAGCTATTACGAAATTCAACTTAACGAAGCTAAGTTACAAAGTAATCCTAGTTTAATTCAAGTTGTTTTGCCAGAACAACAAAGCAATGCAGACCAAACTGTGTTGTTAGATAATCTCTGGAAGGAAAGCTACAATATTACCAGTCCAGAGATTCTAACTACAATATATCCTGACATTACAGATACTGCTTTCCCTAGTGCTGGGTACGCAGACTTTGACGATGTGGACATCACGGTGTTTGACATCACTGCCCCTAATGAGCTAAATGCCAAAATTGATGTAATTGGCCACGGAACTACTATTTGGGCAGCAAAAGTTAATGAGTATGACTGGAATGTTTACAGGTCTGTAAAAGTCTCTGGCCTGATAATTGGAGTTAACGCAAATCTCGACGGAACCTGTTTGGTAACATTCAATGCGGCTCACGGATTATCTAACAATAGTATTGTGATCATCAAGAACTTTGATGCAGCCGTTAACGGATCATACCTTGTTTTATCTATTATTAACATCTATCAAATAACAATTGCTGCGGCATTACCAAACAACCAACTGATAGCAACAGGAACTGGTATTGCCTATAAACTACAAACTCAACGAGTAAAACAAAGTAGCGACATATTAAACTTGCCGTATGCCAAAGATTTATTGCCAGGCGCTAAGGTTTGGGTTGACAACAACGGCCAAGGACATTGGAAAGTAGTTGAAAAACAAGAAGTGTTTACAGGTGTTAATACAATTGCACCAAATGATCCTATAACAAATACCGGCTTTGGTAGCAGTGTTGCACAAGGCACTAATAACTTGTATGCTATTGTTGGCGCACCTACTTACAGTTCAACTGGTGGTGTGTACACTTATGTAAAAACAAATACAACAGCTCTTGAAGAAAACAGTTTTATTGTAACTACAGCAGTTGAGACTTCCAGCTACGGATTCTCCGTAACCGCCGGTGGGCAACACTGGATGGCAGTTGGTGCACCAACCAGTGCAAACAATCGAGGTTATGTAACACCAATATATCGAGACACAGGAAGTGCTATTTTTGATATCAATGGGTTTTTTACAATTCCTGATATTCGCGCACTACAATATCCAGCCGAATTTGGCTATAGTGTAGCAATGAGCTCTGATGAAAACTGGTTATACATTGGTGCTCCTGGCGTTAACACAGTATATGCATACGGTCGAGTTGATATTGATGACCAAAAGATTGGTTATTTTACCAATGGTCAAAATTACAGTTTTAATTACAGCAATTATATTGTTGTTGATCAACCACCCACATTGGCGTTTGCAAGCAATTTACAACTGGTTGTATTGCTCAACAACCAGTTGTTAAGACTTGGTGTTGATTACACACTTGATGGCAACGATGTTACACTAACGTCGGTTCCACCTGCTGATTTGTATTTGTCAATTGCTCGCCGTACTACCACAAGCTTAGATAGAGGTGATTACCGCGGCATCACTGGTACCACTGTAGGAAGTGGGTCAGCTGCTACATTCAACGTGGTCAATCAAAGAGGTGAGTATTCTGCCACAGTTGCCAATGCAGGAACAGGATACGCGATTGGAACAACTATTACTATTTTAGGCACTGCGTTACAAAACTTTGGCACCACGGCAACAACTCCTGCTAACGATTTACAAATCACAGTAGCGTCAGTTGTGGGTGGCGGCGCAACAGGTCCTATTGAGTCTATTACTATTCTTGGATCTGGCATAGGAAATACAACATCATTCTCATTGGATGAATGGTTTTATAGTGTTACAAATATCTATAGTTTTGAAGTGTTTGTTAATGGTATTCAACAACGTCCCAATATTGATTTTGAATTTGACCAAGATTACAGTACATTAGAAAAAGGTCGCACATTAATTTTTGTTAGTACACCGGCTGCAGGCGACATCATTGATGTTACTGCCCGAAGCTATTTCACTTATGTCAATCAAATACAAGCACCTACAACACTGCCAGATAACGCACGGTTTGGACATAGTTTAAGTTGCACAACCGACGGACGACAGATTATGATTGGTTGTCCCGACACAACTTATAATCTCAAAGAGGAAGCTGGCACTGTGTATGTGTTTGATCGTTACGTTCAACGATTTATCATCAGTGATGTCACACAGACTACGTATACTGTAAGCAATGGACAATTGTTAGCTCCTACTTCTGTATTGTTAAACAACCAATTTTTAGTTAACAAAGCAGGTAGAATAACTGGCACATTTAGTGTTAGTACCATTGGAATGGATGATGTAGTAACTTTAGATACCACACTCAATGTAGGCGATCTACTAGAAATTGAAAGCAACCAATTTAATTTGTTGCAAACTATTAATAGTCACAACTATGGAACACTTGACAACTACGGTAGTGCTATAGATTCTTGCAACAACAATTGCAGTTTGTACATTGGTGCTCCTAACGCCACATTAAGAACAAACACAGGCGGTACATTGATGCTGGCTGGATACGTTGAACGCAGAGTTAACAAGAGTCGAGTTTACGGAACCACTACCAGTGGTGATGCTTCTCAAACACTAGTTCCCGGCGATACTATTCGTATTAACAATCAAGTGGTGGTATTAACCACACCAGAAACATGGAATTATGCTGAATGGGCACAACGAACAGTTGTAACCAACGGCGGTTATCTATATCGTGCAATACGTTATGTCCCACCCGGTATAGAAATTACCGATACCACTTATTGGCAACTGGCTAACTGGTCTGCTCAACTAGTAAATGACATTAATGACACTGCTATTCCTAATGTAACTGCAATATGGTTCCCATACGGCACAGCAATTGACGGTAGAATGACCATAGCCATAAGCAATCCTGCAGCAGCCCCAGGCAACAATAAACTCAGTGTTCTGCCAGGATTAATTGGTACCATATTTGATGACTTGGCCTTTGATACTTTTGCGTACACACAAACTATCTATAGTCCTGTGCCACAGGAATACAGTAACTTTGGTAGTGTGGTCAATATTGATACATCAGCAAATACATTAACTGTAAGTGCGCCAAATGGCACAGCTATTCTTCCAACTACATTTGACTTTGGAGATACATATTTTGATACTCGTAGTACTAGATTCACAGCACCAATTAAACAAAGTGGTGTAGCCTATACATATGATTATTTGCCAAGCAGCGACGACACTATCAATAATACTGGTAAGTTTGTGTTTGGACAACAAATATACAGTGAAGATTCTAAAAGCTTGGATCAATTTGGAACAGCACTTGATTATACACATGGTATTTTACTAGTCGGTGTGCCGGGATACGATGCCGGTGATAGTACACTAAGTGAACTCAATTATGGTCGTCTCAGCGTATTCAATAACTTGACCAATACCCCAGCTTGGACAACCATTAGAGAACAAAAACCAGTTGTTGACATAAAACTAATCAATAGTGTTTACACTTACAATGCAATAACAAGTTCTACCACTGAATTTTTTGACTTTATTGATCCGTTGCAAGGAAAAATATTAGGAGCAGCTAGACAAAACATCAATTACTTTGGAGCAATTGATCCTGCACAATACAACGTAGGTACCGTCAACAACAATGGCCAACGATGGGGAGCAGGACATGTGGGTGAAATTTGGTGGGATACCAACAATGTTAGATTTGTTGACCCTAATCAAAACGATGTTGTGTATGCAAGTCGTCGATGGAGTCAAGTGTTCCCGGGCAGCTCAGTTGATGTATATCAATGGGTTGAGAGCCCAGTACCACCTACTGCTTGGACAACATTGAATTTAGGCGGAACCCCAAAAGATATTGTAAGCTATGACATTAGCAGCCAAGTCAATGCACAAGGACTATTTACCACTAGCTATTTCTTCTGGGTCAAAGGTATTAATTCTGTAGCTACCAGTGCTGGAAAGACTCTGAGTGTAACAAGCATTGCTCAATACATTGAAAATCCACGAAGTAGTGGCATTCCGTATGTGGCATTTATCAATGCCAGCACTACTGCACTTTATAATACTGTAGATTTGATTTCTGCACAAGATACAATACTCAATATTGAATTTGACCGCCAGCTCAATGATGACAATGTTCATGTTCAGTATGAATTAATTCCTGAATATAGAGAAGATGGCTTCTTGAGTGCTGGATTATATCGTAAATTACAAGACAGTTTTTGCGGAGCTGACACTGTAGGCAACAAGGTCCCTGATATTAATCTGAGTCCAGCCAACAGATACGGAGTACAATTCCGTCCGCGTCAAAGCATGTTCTTGGATCGCTACACAGCACTTCAAAATTACCTTGAATATGTAAATGCAATACTTGCTCAATACCCAATTGTTGAGTCGCGCCAATTTGCATTGTTAAACAGCAGGGAAGTTGAACCATCGTCTACCAGTGGAGAATGGAACAAACGAGTTGCAAACATTGAAGAATTAAGTTACCAAAACTTTAAAGCTGTTCCAGTTGGATACAAATACCTAGTGATTAGTAACAGTTTACAAAATGGTTTGTGGACCATTTATGAAGTTACAACAGCACAAACATTTGAAAGTTTGTTGTTGGTGCGTATTCAAAATTATGATACACGTAGATACTGGTCTCATATTGATTGGTACGCTCCTACTATTACTCCTGGCAATACTCGTATTGCACTTGAAGTTTTAAATTATTCAGCACTGGGTACAATCTCTGTACCATTCGGTTCAATTGTTCAAGTACACGCTAACGCACAAGGAAAATGGGAATGGTATGTTTACGGCTATATCAGCATTGATACTGGCGCTGTAGTGTACAATTGGCAACGTGTAGCCCTGCAAGATGGCACAATTGCATTCAGTGATGTATTGTGGAATTATCAACTTGGCCGATTTGGGTTTGATGTTGAAGTATTTGATGCACAATATTTTGATCAAGAGCCTGTAATTGAAACACGTAAAATTATTCAATCTATTAACGAAGAGCTATTAATTGACGATTTAGCAATTGAACGCAACCGGGCTTTGGTATTGATGTTCAACTATGTATTGACTGAATTTAAAGCACCTGAGTGGTTGGTAAAAACCAGTTTGATTGATGTAACACACAGAATTCGTTCTTTAGTACCTTACCAAATTTATCAACAGGACAATCAAGATTTTGTTGTTAACTACATCAAAGAGGTTAAACCGTACCACGTACAAATCAGAGAAATCAATTTGATATACGATGGATTTGATGTCTTCCAAGGCACAATGACCGACTTTGATGTACCATCGTACTATAATACAGATTTGGTTACTCCTGCGTACACTAGCCCTATTTTAACACCGTATACCTATAGCACAGCCGTTGGTACTGGCAAACCATCTTACCTAAGTGATGCAGCGCCCAACAGTGCAATTTGGTCCACGTTGCCTTGGAATGCATGGTATCAAAATTATTTACTAGAAATTAGTAGTGTTGAAGTTATAGATGGTGGATACGGATATTCTATTCCGCCTGTAGTAACAGTTGTTGGAGATTCTATAACTCCAGCAATCATGACAGCACAAATTAATAGTGCTGGCAAAGTAATTGGTATTATTGTAATTGATCCAGGTAATGGATACAGTTCCACAGCACAAATTGAATTAACTGGCGGCGATGGCCACGGTGCTCGCGCAATTGCAAGAATGTACAACAATCTTGTGCGTAATATCAACACCACAATTAAATTTGACCGGTATCAATACAATTCTGACATTGTGACATGGACTGAAAATGTTGCTTACAACAGTGGTACACAAGTTAGATTTGATGATATTGTTTGGTCAGCAGACAACAATGTAGCAGCAGCAACTGAGTTTGATCCACAATATTGGACTGTGGTTCCTGCGACTGAACTAAGCGGTGTTGATCGAACAACTGGTTATTATGTTCCAGCAGTTAACGAACCTGGATTAGACTTGCCTTTGTTGATCGACGGCATTGATTACCCTGGTGTTCAAGTAAGCGCACCTGGATTCAATCAAGACACTGGTTATGATGTAGGTAATTTTGACATCAACCCATTTGACAACATCAGTTATGGACCAGAAGGAAAACCAACTTATGATCCTGCAATACTGGATGCAATCTATGAAGGCAGTTTCTTAGATCCTTATCTAGGAACACGCACTTATGATGTTAATGTCGAGGGCGGCGAGTTCGTTGATACGTATTCGAGTCATGCTCCAGAAGAACTTGTGCCAGGCAGCGAGTTTGACACACTTGATTTCCGTGTTTATACTCGTCCCGGGTCTGACTGGGATATTAACGGCCATGGATTTGTTTGGAAAATCAACAAATGGACCTACAACAGCATCACTGCTACTTCACTCAGTTATGATAATCTCATAACAAATCCAGTACAGGTACGATTGGCCAATCAGACTCAACAACGAGAATTAACACTGAACATTGATTATATTGTGGATTGGGCTAATACAACTGTAAATGTAATTACTAATTCTGGCAGTGAAGCAGCAAACGACGGTGATGTGTTGATTGTTAGTGTGTTTGGTATCGGCGGCGGTAGCCAGTTGTTTAAAGATGGCTACAACGGATCAGACTTGATCAACAATGATTCTGTTGTGGTTCCTGTGGCTATATCTGAAATTCAAGATGTTGTGATATTTGTTGATGGCACACAACAATTTGGGTATACATTGGTTTCAGAAGGACTAGGCACAACTATCACATTCAGCCAGGCATATCTTGATACCGATTATATCAACATTACTATAATGGGCTACATTACTCCTACACAATATAGTTGGAGTACT